ATGAATATCACCCAGGTCACTGTCGGCTGGCAGGAAACCGTTTCTCTGCCCGAATACAACAATGTCAGACCCTCACTCACTCTAACAGCGCAAGTCAATGAGGAGGAGGATGAGCAGGCCACCGTCAACGCGCTGCTCGACGAAGTCAAGCGCGTCGTGCATCAACAGGTGGATGAGGCACTGGAGAGATGTGGTCGCCGTCCCCGTTACTACACTGGCCCTACCTATCAGGTGGTCGAATGCTTCGAGCGCAGGTTGGTCCTCGTCATACCGAATGAAGTTGAGCTTAAGCCGCAGTTCGGTCGGGGTGGTGGTTGGTCCCATGTATTTGGGATCGAGCGCGGTTTGAGTCGCGCGGGCGCGATGAAAGCGGCATTACGGTGCGCTGCGCAGAACGATTGGACCATGATGGTGACAGAAGACATCGGTGACGCCATGCGCCAGTTGGTCGATAGCCAGATGGGGCTGAATCTGGAATCGGACGATCCGAAGACTGAGGATGAGATCGCATTCTAACAGGGAAAATTGAGGGCTTGTGTATCTTTGCGCGGTGTAGTAGGATAGGGATATGCAGACGCCGGTCGAACTCGATGTGGACGTTGACACGGATGTGCGGGCACTCATTATGGTGATTGTCCGTACACTACGGTTCGTGTGCCGGTGGCTGGAACGCAAGTACCAACTCTAAGCGTATAGTCGCCCCCCCTCGTACCCGCACGAGGCGCGGCCCGTATCTGGCTCGGTCGAAAGACCCGCCCAGGTGCGGGCCGTTGTCGTTTAAGAACCTGGAGGTCACATGGACGGTTTGGCTTTGGCTATGCTCCTCGCAACGTTCAACAAGGCGTTTCTGGATCTGCTGGCGCAGCCGATTCAGAAACGGTTCCCCTCGGCTGATCTCTGGTGGATGATCTATGTGGCGTGCGTCACCGGCGGCCTGATGGCCTGGTTCGCCGGCGTGAACATCTTTGGCGCTTTGATCTCCGCTGAGTTAATCGGCCGTGTACTGACATGCGTCGCAGTAGGCGCAGGCACGAATTTGATCAATCAGGTTTTCACGGCTTTGCCCACGTCGGGGGGTCGTGCAGGCGGGTTTCGAGGTGATGCCGACGGCGGAGGCAAGTACATCTATCGGGGCTGGTAGGTACGCGATCGAGGAATGGCTGTCGGTGTTGGCCGCGGTGCCGGATGTAACACTGGCTGAGGTCGAGGCTGGTGCCTGGCAGACAGGCGCGACAGATCGAGATTTGGCGATTGCGACAGCCCTCAATATCCCCCTCCCCGTGGGTATGGCGACAACGACAGATGTATTGAACGTGCGAGATCGGCCGGGCACATCTGGGGTAATCAAGGGTGCGCTGATCAAGGGCAAGACAGTGAACGTCTGGGGGATACGCGGGAAGTGGCGGCTGATACGAGTCGATGCGTTGTGGGGCTGGGCGCATGGTGACTGGCTGAGATGAGCGCAATGAAGCGAGTATGTCGAGTCTGCGGGCAGGTGTATCGAGGGCTGGCATGTCCGTGCCGAAAGCGAGCAGCCAGGGCGCGACGAGAAGCTGACGAGTTGCTACGGGCCCCAGATGAGGATCTCCTGGCGATGCCCCGTGAGGAAGCGACCCTCAATCGTGAACCGGATCAAGAGTTGAATGGGACGGAGAACAGTTAGTCCATGTGCTGTGCCTGGATGTCCGGCGGTCGCTGTCTATCGCGGCAGATGTCATGATCATGCTGTGATGTTGGATCGCAAGCGAGGATCGGCTTTTGAGCGTGGATATGACGCGGACTGGCAGTGCATCCGATCAGAGTTTCTCATGGAGCATCCTATCTGTGAGCTGTGCGGATCTATTGCAACAGAGGTTCATCATCGACAGGCAAAGGTGTTTGGTGGCTCTGATGAGTGGGAGAACTTGCAATCATTGTGCAAATCATGTCACGGCCGCGTGACACGATTTGAGAAATCCAGAGGGTAAAGGCGTCAAAATCGCGGCGTCAGAGAAGCCGTAAGACCGTGCGGGCATCTGATTTTTCTGTGTACGAATTGGAGGGGTGGTGATGCCGGGGCCGATGCCGAAAGACCCAGCAATCCGCAGGCGGCGAAATGTTGCTTCGACGCGGGCGGTGTTGGAGGCGGAGGAGCCACGGCAACGCGCGCCTCGTCTGCCCAGACGGGAGGAGGGCAAACCGGACTGGCAGGCGCTGACTCGTGCGTGGTGGCGGGACATCTGGTCGTCGCCAATGGCTGGCGAATTCTTGCAGGTGGACATCCACGGGCTGTTCGTGCTGGCCGAGCTGATCGACGAGTTCTGGTCGGAGCCGAGCAAGGAGTTGGCGGCGGAGATCAGGCTCCAGCGCCAGTGCTTCGGGCTGACGCCTGTGGACCGCCGGCGCCTCCAGTGGGAGGTCGAGCGGGTCGAGGAGGCAGCCACCCGGAGGCAACGCAAACGTCGGGAGCCAGCAGAGCCGATCGATGATCCCAGGAAGGCGCTGCGCGTGGTGGGGGGTACGGGATGAGCGTGCTGATGGTGCCGGCATTGGAGGCGACGCCATGGCCAACCCTGGGGCCGCAGGTGTGCGCGTTCATCGAGGACTATCTCACCTTCGGGCCGGGGGACCTGCGCGGGGAGCCGGCCAGACTGGATGCCGAGAAGCGCGGCCTGATCTATCGGATGTACGAGGTGTTCCCGCCGAGGCATCCGCAGGAAGGACGCCGGCGGTTCAAGCGGGTGGCGGTCTCGCTCCGGAAAGGGTCCGCCAAGACGGAGTTCGCGGCGTGGATTGCAGCCGTGGAGTTGCACCCTGATGGGCCGGTGCGCTGCGACGGGTTCGACGCGCGGGGACAGCCGGTGGGCGTGGGGGTGACCGACCCGTACATCGCGATGGTTGCATACACGGAGGAACAGTCAGAGGAGCTGGCATACGGGGCGCTGCGGGTGATCCTGGGTTATAGCCAGATCGCCGACGACTTCGACATTGGGCTGGAACGCATTATGCGTGCCGGCGGGGACGGGAAGGCGGTGCCGTTGGCCACTTCGCCGAATCCTCGGGATGGCGCACGCACGACGTTCCAGCATTTCGATGAAACGCACCGGTTCACCTTGCCGAAGCTCAAAGAGGCACATCGAACGATGCTCGCTAATATCCCCAAACGCCGGGGGGCGGACGCCTGGTCATTGGAGACGACGACGGCGCCGAGCCCGGGCGAGGGGAGTGTGGCCGAGGATACGATGGACTACGCCAGGCAAGTAGCCGACGGGAAGATCGCCGACAGCCGGTTGTTTTTCTTCCATCGGCAGGCATCCGATCAGCATGACCTGAGCACGCCGGAGGGGCTGCGGGCGGCGGTGATCGAGGCGTCCGGGCCGGTGGCGGAGTGGAGCGATATTGACGGGATCGTGCAGCAGTGGGGGGATCCGACGGCCGACCGGTCGTATCTGGAACGGGTATGGCTGAACCGGGTCGTGCGATCCTCGGAGCGGGCCTTCGATGCGGAGCGCTGGAAGGCGCTGGTGACAACCGAGTTCCTGCTGGGGGTACCCGACCGGGAGCTGATCACGCTGGGGTTCGATGGATCGCGCTATCACGATGCCACGGGTCTGGTGGCCACCCATGTGGCAACCGGTTACCAGTGGGTTGTGGGGACGTGGGAGCATCCGGGGAACATCGAGCAGTGGGAGGTGCCCGTCGCCCAGGTGGATGAGGCGGTCGCCGAGGCATTCCGGCGCTGGGACGTGTGGCGGATGTATTGCGATCCGCCATACTGGGAGACGTTCGTCGCGCGCTGGGCCGGGATGTATGGAGACACCAGGGTGCTCGAGTGGTGGACCAACCGGTCGAAGCAGATGGCCTACGCGCTGCGCAGCTACCACGGGGCAATCCAGACGGGCGAGCTGAGCCACGACGGGAGCAAGGCGTTCGCACGGCATATCGGAAACGCGGTGCGGAAGACCTTGAATTTGCGGGATGAGCAGGGGACACCGCTGTGGGTGATCTACAAAGAGCGGCCGGACAGTCCGCACAAGATCGACCTGGCCATGGCGGGATGCCTGAGCTGGGAGGCGCGTTGCGATGCGCTGGCGGCCGGGGTGGGGCAGCGGAAACGGTCGGTATACGAGGATCGCGGACTGGAAGTGGTGTAGGGGATTGGGGATTAGGGATCGATGGTGGAGCAGAAAAGATAATGCGATTATTTGCGCCGCGGTATCCATGTTTGCGACAGGTAATCGTCAATACCCGGACGGATCGGGCATTCCGAGGGGTATTGTGGGCGCGGACGGGCAATTACCTGGTGCTGCGGAACGCAGAGTTACTGAAGGGAAAGGGTGAGATAGCACCAGTGGGTGGCGAGATCGTAATCGACGTGAGCAATGTCGATTTTATCCAGGTGATGGGGTGACACGTGAAGGTCTTCTTCGATACTGAATTTACCGGTTTGCATCAGAAAACGACCCTGATCTCCATTGGGCTAGAGGCAGAGGACGGTCGGGTATTCTATGCTGAACTGGATGACTATGATCATTCACAGGTCGATTCATGGGTCAGAGAGAAGGTGGTGGAGAAGCTCATTCTCACGGGCAAGCCGGATTTTTGTGGCCTGGGCCGCGATTACGTGACTGTCCGCGGCGACCGCCAATTTGTTAGTGGTGCTCTCACCATGTGGTTGTACTCACTTGATGACAATATCGAGATGTGGTCTGACTGTCTGGCCTATGACTGGGTTTTGTTCTGCAACTTATTCGGTAATGCTTTATCGGTTCCCTCTTTCATCCAGTACATCCCGTTTGATCTATCTACACTACTGAGGGTAAAAGGGATCGATCCAGATATAGATCGAGAAGAATTTGCTGGGCTGAAGGAGACAACCAAGCAAAAGCATAATGCCCTCTGGGACGCGAAGGTGATCCATCAGTGCTACTTGAGGGCACAGGAGGTGACGTAATGGCGAGCCTGAGTAAGGTGTGCAATTTGAAGCATCTCACCATCAGTGAGTGTGGGAAGTGCTCCAGCATGGACATACTACCCCAACAGCAGGATGAGAGAGTGGGATGATGGCAGTTGTGCAGTCGTTGGGCGGAGAGTTGGTGGATCTGTATCCGGGGTGGGCGCCGAGCACCAGCTACGGATATGGATCGATGCAACTCTACGACCGATTTTACTACGACTATGCCACGTTGTACCGGACACAGCCGAATGTGCGTACCTGCGTTGATTTCCTGGCGCGCAATATCGCCCAACTGGGGCTGCATGTCTTCCGGCGGGTGAGCGAGACGGATCGGCAACGGCTGCGCGATCATCCGCTGGCACAGACGCTCAATCGACCGCTGCCGCCGCAGTATAAGGTGACCAGGTACAAACTGATCAGCTCGCTGGTGAGCGACCTGGGGATCTATTTCAATGCATACTGGCTGAAACTGCGCGCGGGCGGGGCATTCGGGCTGCTGCGGATTCCGCCGCAATACATGGTGGTGACGGGTGGGCTGGTGCCGACCTTGTACCAGGTGACGGTGGGCGGCCGGGTGATGGATCTGGCGCCCGACCAGGTAGTGCACTATGCGGGTTATAACCCGGAGAACCCGGTCTTTGGGCTATCGCCGCTGGAGACATTGCGGAGAATCCTGGCCGAAGAAGCGGCGATGGGGGATTACCGGGAATACTTCTGGGCGAATTCAGCGCGCATGAACGGCATCATCCAGCGACCAGCGGATGCGCCGGAATGGAGCGCAGACGCGCGGACACGGTTCAAGACGGAGTTCGAGGTGCTGTATGCCGGCGGGCCGAACAGCGGGAAAACCGCCATCCTGGAAGAGGGCATGACCTGGAAAGAGGCCAGCTTCAACGCGCAGGAGAGCGAGTATCTGGGCGGACGGAAACTGACGCGCGAGGAGTGCGCACGCGCCTACCACATCCCCTTGCCAATGGTGGGCATCCTGGATCATGCCACTTTCTCGAATATCACGGAGCAACATAAGGATCTGTACCAGGATTGCCTGGGACCATGGCTGGCGATGATCGAGGAGGAGATCGCCCTCCAGCTCCTGCCGGAGTTTGAGCAAGCGCGGGATGTGTATGTGGAATTCAACATCGCTGAGAAGCTCCAGGGATCGTTCGATGAGCAGACGAAGTCGATGCAGAGCGCGGTCGGGCGGCCGTGGATGACGGCGAACGAGGCGCGGGCACGCTTCAATTTGCCGAGCCTGGGCGGGGACGCTGATGCGCTCGTGACGCCGTTGAATGTGCTGGTGGGGGGACAGGCTTCGCCGCGGGATAGTGCACCATCGCAAGGGGCGGGGAAACGGGTATCAGGTATTGGGTATTCGGTATTCGGGGAGGCTGGGGAGAAGGCGCTGGTGGATCCGACGCTGATGGAGACGCGGGAGCGGCATGTCGAGAAGTGGCTCGAGGTGCTGAGGCGATATTTCGGGCGGCAACATGCGGCGCTGGTGGGCCGGGTGCGCGAGGGCGCGGGGATCGAGACGGTGTGGATCGACGGTGACCGGTGGGACCGGGAGTTGGGAGAGGATCTGTTCCGGCTGTGCATGGCGACAGCGACCGTGTGGGCGAATCACGTCGCAGATGCGCTGGAGATAGAGGTAGATACCGACCGGATGACACCCTACGTCTCCGGTTATGCGGAGCGGACGGCGCAGAATATCAATCTATCGACTCGGGAGCAGGTGGCGGCGGCGCTGAGCGCGGTGGCCGTGTTGGATGCGCTGAAGGATCTATTTGATCGTCTCGGGTCAAGCAGCGCGGGGGAGATCGCCAGCAGCACGATGAATGCGATGGCGAACCTAGGATCGGTAGAGGGCGCTAAACAGGGTGGGTTGCGGACGAAGACATGGGTGCACCACGGAAGCAAGGATCCCCGGGATAGCCATGTGGGGATGAGCGGGCAGACGGTGGGAATCGGCGAGCGATTCTCGAACGGGATGAAATGGCCCGGTGATCCGGCCGGGGGCGCGGGGAATAACGCGCATTGCCATTGCAGTGTGACGTTTGGACGGGATGAGGAGCAGGAATAGGGGTCAGGAGGGGGCGATGAAGCATAAGAGTTTCAGGCTGGCCAGCTTCAAGGCGCTGGACCAGGGACAGGGGATCTTTGAGGCCATCGTGGCGGTGTTCGGGAACGTGGATCGGGGCGGGGATAAAATCCTACCAGGGGCATTCCAAAAGAGTTTGAACAACTGGGAGCAGCGGGGACGGCCGATCCCTGTGATCTTCTCGCACGAGTGGGACAACCTGGACGCACATATCGGCGAGGTCCTGGAGGCCAAGGAGGTCGAGGATGGCCTGTACGTGAAGGGCCAACTCGAGATGGATGAGCCCTTCGCTGCGCGAGTCTGGAAAAAGATGAACAAGGGCACGCTCGCTGAGTTCTCCTTCGCCTACGATGTGGTCGATTCGGTGATGGCGAAACAAGACGGGCAGTTCGTCAACGAGTTGCGCGAGTTGGATCTGTTCGAGGTGGGGCCATGCCTGGTGGGGATGAATCCAGACACGCAGCTCCTCGGCGTCAAAAAAGCCATCGCCAGCCATTCGACGGCGACCAGCACGGGGGCCTGGGATGGGCCGGCGAACGAGGCGCGGGCCAGGAGCGGGGAGAACGCGGCGTACTATCGCCGGATTTTTGCCTGGGCGGATCCCGAGGGAGACCCGACGGTCAAGGCCACATATAAGTTTGTCCATCACGAGGTGGATGCCGACGGGAATCCCGGCGCAGCGAATGTGCGGGGTTGCCAGACCGGGATCGGGGTGTTGAACGGTGGGCGCGGGGGAACAACGATACCGGACGCGGATCGGCAGGGAGTGTGGAACCACCTGGCACGGCATCTGCGGGATGCGGATGTGGAGCCACCGGAACTGAAGAGCGGAGGAGCGGAGGAGCGGAGGGGCGGCGGAGAGAAGGAGGGGCGGCGGAATTCGAGCAAGGATGCGGAGCGAATTCAGAGGCTGCATGATCTGGCGTGCGAGCTGGGCGCGAAGTGCGCTCAGGCGGACGATAGCGGCGGCGGGGGTGAAGGCGGTGGTCAGGGTGAGGCCGATGGCAAGCCCAGGGGCCAGTCGCCGAGCACGCTCGCGGCGCGCGTGGCGTTGGAGTTGATGGAGTTGTAGCCCACGGGGCAGGCACGGAGGCGCTGCCCCTACGACCCATCTGCGGTCGTCCACGGGACAGGCACGGATGCACTGCCCCTACTGGTAAGGAGAAATAGACGATGAACCTGAAGGAGCTGGTGGAGAAACTGCGGAAGACGCTGCTGGAGGCGCGAGGGATTGCGGAGGCAGCGGAGAAGGAGAACCGAGACTTCACGGCGGACGAACGGATCAAGATTCAGGGAATCCTGACCGAGGCCGCCGATCTGAAGAAGCAGATCAAGCAGTTGGAGGATGACCAGGCGCTGCGCAAGCAGATCATGGACCTGGGCGCGGGAATCGGGTTGGCGGACGCGGGGACGCGGGGACGCGGAGACGCAGGGACACCAGGGCGAGGCCGGTCCATCGGCGAACAGTTCGTTGAGTCCGAGCAGTTCAAGGCATGGCTGAAGCAGGTGGCGCCGAGCGGACATATCCCAGAAGGGGCGAAGGGGCTGATCTCGCCGCCGGTGGAGTTCCGTTCGTTCTTCGGACGGAAGGATCTGCTGACGGGCGCGACGGACACCAGCGGTGGGGCATTCGTGGCGACGGATGTCACCGGGATCTATGAGCCGCTCGGTCGCCGGCCGCTGGTGCTGCGGGACATCATCAACGTCCGGCAGACCACCAGCGATCTGGTGGAGTTCGTGCGGCAGACGGCAAAGATCACCCAGGCGGCGCCGGTCGCTGAGGCGAACGTGACCACGTACTCGGGCGCCACGGGCGAGGTGTCGGGCGAAAAGGCGGAAGGCGCGATGGCATTCGAGAAGGTACAGACGCCGGTGAAGACCATCGCGGTGTGGATCCCGGCGACGAAGCGGGCGCTGAGCGATGCGTCGCAACTGCGCGGGCTGATCGATCAGGAGTTGCGGGACGATCTCGATGAGGATCTGGAGGATGAGATCGTGGGTGGCGATGGGACCGGCGAGCACTTCACCGGGATCTTGCACACCTCGGGCGTGCTCTCGCAGGCATGGGATACCGACCTGCTCACTACGGCGCGCAAGGCGATCACCTACTTGCGCGTGACGGGGCGGGCCCGGGCGACCGCCTGGTTGGTGCATCCGAACGACGCGGAAACCATCGACCTGCTGAAGGACCTGGAAGGCCGCTACTACTACGGCGGGCCGACGACCGGCGGCGTGCAGCAGTTGTGGCGTGTGCCGGTGGTCGAGTGCGAGGCATGTACCGAAGGGGAAGGGATCCTGGGCGACTACCGCAAGGCTGTGTTGTGGGATCGCGAGCGGGCGTCGATCCAGGTGAGCGATAGCCACTCGGATTTCTTCATCCGCAACATGGTGGCGATCCTAGCGGAGATGCGCGCGGCGTTCGGTCTGATCCGCCCGAGCGCGTTCTGCAAGGTGGCGCTGACGAGCGGGAGCTGACGATATGGAGGGGGCGGGGTGGACCTGCCCCCTACACGGGATTGGGTATTAGGGATTGGGGATTGGGGCGAACGGATGCGGGTGAGCGTGATTTGCCGGAATTTCGAGGAGGATCGGGTCATCCCTCGGATGGCCCGAGCTCTGCGGGATCGGATGGGGTGGCATGTGGGCGCGGCGCCTGATCCACAGGCGGACGTGGTGTACCTGCTGGCTTACTTCGAGGCGCAAAAGGTGCAACCGTGGCCGAAGGCGCCGGTGGCAGCCTACTTCACGCACCGGGAGGAGGAACCGCCAGGGAATGCCAAGGCGAAGCTGTACGATGAGGTGGCGCAGCGGGTCAATCTACGGGTGGCGATGTGCCAGTTGTACGGGGATCCACTGAGCGCCTATGGGCCGACGATCATCCCGCCGTTGCCGGTGGAGCGGGAGCGGTTCAACCTCTCCCCCGTCCCCTCTTCTGCGAGAAGAGGGGCGATCGTGGGACTAAGTGGGTATACGTATGCTAACCACCGCAAAGGCGAAGACCTAGTACGAGGGATCATCGCCTCGAAACCGGGCCAGCGGGCGGAGTGGCGCGCGAGCGGCCGAGGATGGCCGGTGCCGACGAAGAGTTACTCCTGGGCGAATATGCCGGAGTTCTATCGGGAGCTGGACGTGCTGGTGTGCCCAAGCCGGGTCGAGGGGGGACCGATGCCAGTGCTGGAGGCGCTGAGCTGCGGCGTGCGGGTGGTAGTGCCGGCCGGCGTGGGCATCATCGATGAACTGCCGCATGTGGCCGGCATCTGCCGGTACAAGCGGGGGGATCTGGCCAGTATGATACTGGCGCTGGAGCAAGCAATCGATCTGGCCGGACGGACGGACACCGAACGGGAAAGGTTACGGGCGGCCGTGGCCGGGCATTCGGTGGAGGCGTTCGTGGACGCGCACGCGGCGCTGCTCGGATTGGGACAGGGATCCAGCATGGCGGATGGGGGGATTGGCGAATCGGCGAATCAACGAATCGTCGAATCCGAGAACGGGCGCAGCAGAGAAGAGGAGATAGAGGTGCAGATCGTAGCGCGGGAGCCGGTAGAGCGGGGCACGGGATCGACGCGCGGGATTTACTGCGTGGCATTCGGCGAACCGGCGCGGGAGGCGTGCCGGCGGATGATGGAGAGCGCCAAGCGACACATGCCGGACATCCCGATCTGTCTGTGTGCGGCGGCGCCGATTGGCCGGGAGGATCTCCTCGTCCAGCAACCGGATTCCGATGTCGGTGGCCGGCGGGCGAAGCTCATGGTCTACGAGCTGGCGCCGGCGGAGTGGCAGAGCGTGCTCTACCTGGACGCGGACACTGAAGTGACCGCCCCCATCTATCGCTACTTCGAGTGGGTCGAGGATGGCTGGGATCTTGTGATCTGCCAGGACATCCAGTCGATGGAGACCCTGCACATCTTCGAGCGAAAGGCGTGCAAGGCGGAGGTCGCCGAGACGTTGCGGGTGGTGGGGACGCCCCACACGCTGCAATACAACGGTGGTGCATGGTCATTCAGACGCGGCGAGCGCACCGCAGCTTTTTTCCTGCGCTGGCGGCAGGAGTGGGAACGTTGGGCGCAACGGGATCAGGGGGCGCTGCTGCGTGCGCTGCACTCGATGCCGTTGCGGGTATGGGTCCTCGGAAATGAATGGAACACGTTCCCCAAGTTTCAACCTGGCCTCAAAACGGCCGGGCTGTTGCATTTCCCCGGCGACGCGCGGCGTTGGGGTGGGGCGATACCAGGTCGGATCGACGGCGAGAGGGCCTGGCAGATGGTGCGACAGTTTATGGAGAAACGGGCATGAATGGCATACCGCACCCGGAGGTGGTCAACGCACAGCCGAGCGTTCTGATCGTCGGCTACGGTCACGTGGGCAGGCAGATCGGAAAGTATTTCGACCAGGCGGACTATGTCGATGTGGACGGGGTGATACGGAGACAGGGGGATGGGGGGACAGGGAGACACGGAGACGGGGAGAGGTACGAGTTAGGGTTTATTTGCGTGCCGACGCCGCAGATGGACGATGGCTGCTGCGACACGTCATGTGTGCGGGAGGCATACGCCCGGTTCGGGAGGCTCGCACGCTACTGGTGCATCAAGAGCACGGTGGAGGTTGGGACTACCGAAAGCCTGGGGACGAATATCTGTTTCTCGCCCGAATACTATGGCGAGTCGCTCGGCCATCCCCTCGCCGATGTGTCACGGGAGACATTCGTCATCCTGGGCGGGCCAGCGCACGTGACCCACCCGTTCGCTGTGGCCTGGTCGCTGGTGACCAACAGTTGCACGCGCATCTACCAGACGGATGCCAGGACGGCCGAGCTGTGCAAGCTGATGGAAAACTCGTGGCTGGCCACCAAGGTGTCCTTCTGCAACCAGTTCTACGATCTCGCTGGGGCGGCCGGCGTGGACTGGCACGAGCTGCGCGAGTTGTGGCTCGCCGATCCACGGGTGAGTCGCAGCCATACCTACGTCTACCCGAACAATCGCGGCTGGGGCGGGAAGTGCCTGCCGAAGGACACGGCGAACTTATGCGCCTGGGCGCGGCAGCAGGGACAACCAGCGACGCTGATCGAGGCGGTGCGCGAGTACAACGCGCGGCTGCGAGGCGGATGATGACACGGATCACATGCGCTGGGGCCATGCAGCGAGGCAAGGATTGTTCTGCTTACATCTACGACCTCAACCGCCACGATGAGGCTGATTGGCAATTGGCCTGGCTGTGGTGCCTGGCTCAGGTAGCCCCCAACGGCCCGGCCGTTGAATGTGGTGTGGCTCGCGGCGGCAGCCTGGCCACCTGGGCCGCGGCCAGGGTCGGACGAGGGCCGATCATCGCCGTGGACACGAAATTCCGGGCGGGCGTCAGGGAGCGCTTGACGACCTACGGCTATGACATCCAGTACCTGGAAATGCCCAGTTGGGATGCGCCGAAACGACTTCCCGGCCCGGTGGCGTTCTGTTTCATCGATGCCGACCACTCCGAGGCGGGGATCGGGAGAGACATTGTCGTGTGGCCGGATAGAATCATGCCAGGCGGCATCCTCGCCTTCCACGATTACGATGTATGGAAACCGGGGGTGGCGGTGAAACAGTTCGTCGATGCATGGCAATCGCAGGCGGGATGGTGGCGACTCGGCTGCATCGGGGCGTTGATCGCATTCCGCAGACCCGAGGTGGGATGATGGATAAACTGAACCTTGGGGCAGGCAACGAGATCGTGACGGATGCGATCAATCACGACCGGATCAAACACCGGTCGGAGATCGCAGTGACGCACGATCTGAACCTCCTCCCCTGGCCATGGCGGGATGGGTCATTTGACCTGATCATGGCCCGGGCCGTGTTCGAGCACCTCCGGTTGACCCTGGTCGAATCGGTAGACGAATGCTGGCGCATCCTGCGGCCGGGCGGGCTGCTGTACATGAAGCTCCCGTTCTGGCAGAGCGAACGCGCGTACGACGATCCAACGCACTTCTGGCGCTTCACGCTGAGGAGCTGCAACGTGTTCGACCCGGACACGGCCGAGGGCAAGGCGTATGGGTTTTACACGCCTCGCAAGTGGCGGATCGTCCGGCCGGCCGAGTTGAACTCGGGGAACTCGTCGATCCATATCACGATGCAGGTGCGGAAGTAACGGGGATTGGGGATTAGGGATCGGGGATTGGAGGACGAGGGATGAGGCTATACGGGACGGGGTTGGAGCTGTACCGACAGTTGAAGGTGCGTTTCCCGGAGGCCGCCCTTGAGCACCTGCCGATGCGAGCTGAGATGCTGGAATACCAACTGCTGGCGCTGTATGGCCTGGCCAGACAGTTTGACCGGAAAAAGGTCAGGATAGCAGAGATCGGCACCGGGCAGGGGGCGTCGGCCCTGGCGTTGTCGAGAGCGGCGCCCAGGGCAGCCATTATTTCGTTGGCGGTCAATCCGGCAGAGGCTATGCTGGCGCAATCCTACCTGCGGCAGGCAGATTGCCGGAATGTGGCAGTCGTCTTGCAGGCGTCCTGGGACTATTGGCGAGAACACCCGGGCGAACAGTGGCACATGGTCTTCGTTGACGGCGATCACAATCAGATCTGGCGCGATATGGCCTGGTGGAATAACCTGGCGCCGGGCGGCCTGTTCCTGTGCCATGATTACTCGCCCGTGGATAGCGCGCGGCCCAGTCCGGCCGTATTCGGGACATTGAATGCGTTCCGGGAGAGGTTGGGACGCGATTTTGATGTGCTGCTGGTGGATGAGACGAAAACCGGGATGGCCGGGTGGTATCGGAAGGCGGGGGAAGTATGGGCAGAGTGACTGAGGTATTGGGTGCTGGGTATTAGGTATCAGGTATTAGGGGAGGGACGGGCGTGACAATGGGAGTGCTGCTGTGGGGCGAGGATAAGGCCATCAGCCAGCAGGCGAGAGGACACGGATTACCGGTGGCGCTGCTGAACGGCGCTCTCCTCCCGTTTGAGCGGGCGCTGGTGGCGGCGCCGGGGACGACCGTGCCGTGGCACCTGGTAGAGGCGGGATTCCGTTTCCTGGAGCATTGGGAAGCGGCGGCGCCGCTGAGCGAGCGCGACCTGGCCGAGGATCTGGGGCGCGCGGAGGAGCGACGGCAAACGGCCGGGTTGCTGCGTGATCTGCGGGTGCCCGTGTATGCCTGCGAGCTGTTGTTCGTGCGGGATTGCGACGGCGGACGGGCGCTGTTGGCGGCGTGGCAGGAAGAAATGGGACGCGGAGACACGGGAACGCGGGGACGCGGGGACGCGGGGAGGCTGGCGTTTTTGCGGGCGTTGTATCGGGTGAAGCCGCTGTTCCTGGCGCTGCCCCGCTCATGGTTGTTGAAGGAGACCTCGGCGCCAGTGGTGGCACGGCCGACGCCAGCGCATAAATCGGATCTGGTGCACGTGGAGATCGCTCCGGGACGGTATGTGTGCTGCAAGCCGGACGAGGTTGAAAAGTACCGGGAACGGTTCGCCCGGATGAGAGCGAGGCGGAGATGTTGATCAGCTCAGGCGTGGTGAAGGGCAGATGCCCGATTTGCGGCGCGGCCCATGGCGCGTGTGGCGGGCCAACGAACGTGGTCGGGGTGGATGAAAGGATGGTGAGCGCGAGTATGGGCGGGAAAATGGTGCAGATCGAGATCGGTCCGGGACGCTCGATCCAGATGACCGAGGAGGAGGCGATCCGGCAAGGGCTACGGCCCAAACCGACCCCCAATCCTGCTAAGGCCCTGCCACCGGCGCCGAACAAGAAACGGAAACCGGACCAGAACAAGGGGACGATGACGCCGGTCTTGGGTATTGGGGATTAGGGATAGGGGGAAGCAGGCATGGCTGCGTTTTGCACGATCAGTGACCTGGCTAATTTCCTGCAAATCGCCATCCTAGCGGGCAGTGCGGCTGCTACGCGCGCCATCGAGGAGGCGTCGGCGGCAATCCAGAACTACTGCCACCAGCAGATCGAGGAGGTGGAGGATGACGAGTACACCTTCGACGTGGATGCCAGGCGAACGAAACTGTTTCTGCCCGAACTGCCGGTAACGGAAATCTCCTCAGTGGTTGAGGATGGGGAGACGCTGACCGTCGATGACGATTACAAACTGGGCCGGAGTGGGATTCTCTATCGGATTGATGATTTCTGGGCCAGCGGAATCCAGATCGTGACGGTGACGTATACGCACGGGTATGCGACGATCCCAGACGACATCGCCGATGTGTGCACACGGGCAGCGGCTCGAACCTATCAAGCGGGCCTACGGGCGGCGGAGGCCGAGGGGGTGTCGGGGGTACAAGGGCTCAGCCTGGGGGACTACCAGGTGCAATACGGGAGCGAACAATCGGGCGGGGTCAGCGGCGGCGGGATGCTGGGATCGAGCGCGGCGCCGATGCTGCTGCCGAGCGAGAAGCGGATCCTGGACCGGTATCGGATGGTGGGGGCGTGATCCTTCGACTCCGCACTGCGGTGCTCCGCTCAGGATGACACGAGGATGTGATGGGGATCAAGACGCTGTTCAATCACGAGTTTGTGATTTCCAGGCCCGCCCGGACGGATGATGGGCAGGGCGGCTGGACGCTGGGATATGCAGACGCGGGGACAGTGCGAGGCCGGCTGCGGCCGGCGAATGCGAGCGAGCGCACGGCCGCTGTGCAGCGCCAGGCGCAGGTATCCCATATCTTCTACACGGCAGGAGACGCTGACATCCGGCGGGGAGACCTGGTGAGCGGGGCGGGACAGACGGTGGAGGTGATCGCCGTGCGGGATCCCAGCCACGTGGGGCATCATTTGGAGATCGATTGTCTGGAGATCCAGAAGGAGGGGGAGTTGGAGGCGGGGTCGTGAGGACCAGTATCAGGTATTAGATATTGGGTATTAGGGCGATTTGATCTCACGCAAAGGCGCAAAGGCGCAAAGGAGATTTTGAGATGACGCAGATCGTGCAGGAATGGAATGCTGAGGAGTTAATCGCCGAGATTTCGGGCCGGGTTGTGAACGGGATGGACCGGGCGTGCCAGTTTGCGGCGGGAGAGACTCGGGCGCGGGCGCCGAAACGGACGAGTCGGATGGAGGGGAACGTCGATTACGAGGTGGTAGCGCGCGGGAACGAGATCGAGGGGCGCGTGGGAATGAAGGGCGGGAAGCCGTTCTACTGGAAGTTCGTGGAGTTCGGTACGCGCAAGATGCCGGCGCATCCGTTCATCCGGCCGGCGGTGTTCGAGAATGCGGCGACGATTGTAAGGCTGATCGAAAAGGGGTGACCGGGTATTAGGTACTAGGGATTAGGATGGGCACTCATGAATCTTACGGCGGCGATTTATAGCAGGCTGGCGGGGGATGCGACGCTGATGGGGCTGGTGGCGACGTATCACGGCCGACCGGCGATTTTTACGACGGACCCGGCGCCGGGGAATGCGTCGCTGCCGTATATCGTGTCGGCCGGGGAGGTGGCGCAACGACCGCTTGAGGCAAAGAACCGGCGGGGCCGGGAGGTGTTTCGGGACGTGCGGTGCTATGCGCCGGCGGATGGGTCAGCGGCCACGGTAGAGGCGATGGCGGAGCGGGTGCGGGCGCTGCTGCACCGGCACGAGCTGGCGGTTGACGGGTTCGAGACGTGGGTGGCAGCGGCGGATGGGCCGGTCGCCGCGGATGAGGAGGATGCTTATGGACGGATTGTGAGCGTGCGGTTTGTGTTGATGGAGAGTCCGGCGTGAGGGCCGGGATTGGGTATTGGGTACTAGGGATTAGGGATTAGGAACTGGGAGGGAGCATGAACGGGGCAGACATTTTGCTGCTGGCGAACACGGGGACGGATGCATCGCCGGTGTGGACGGCAGTCGGGAGCCAGACGGGGGTGACATTCGAGGAGACGAACGACGAGATCGATCTGTCGTCGAAGGACAGCCGAGCAAAGCGGGTGAGCGCGGGACGTTACGGAGCGACGATCTCACTGGACGCGCTGTACGTGCCCAGCGATACAGCGTATCTGGCGCTGAAGGCGGCCATGCGGGCGGGAGACCTGATCAAAGTCCGGCGCGAGGAGGAAGGCACCGCCACCGAGGAGGCCGATGCGCTGATCACCTCGATGAGCGAGGAAGGGCCGGACCAGGACGCAGCGACGATCAGCATCGATCTGACGATCGACGGCGAATGGTCGGAGGTGGGTAGCTGATGACCAGGGATCAGGAGACAGGGATCAGGGGACGCGGGGCACGGGGCGAGGCGCTGCTGACGGTGGACGGGGAGGAGTATCCGATCCTGTTCACGAATCGGGCGCTGGCGCAGGCCGAACGGGTCATCGACAAACCGATGCTCCAACTGCTCTCGGCGCTGGAGGACAACAAGCTGGGCATCGGCGACACAGCGCAACTGCTGGCCATCGGCATGGAGCATGGGCGGCGGGATGCCAAAGCGGGCGGGCGCGCCTATACAGTGCAGGATGCATGGAGCATCCTGGATGCGCTGGGATTCACGACGGTGGTGACGGCTGTGCTGGGCGCCATCGCCGACGTGATCAGTTTCGGCGTGGAAGAGGAGAACGCGAGCCCCCCAGCGTAAGCCAGGAGTGGGATTGGAATGCACTCCTGGCCGACGCGCTGAAACATGGCCTGACGGCAGCCGAGTTCTGGGACCTGACGCCACGCGAAACCTTCCTGTTCTTCCAGGCGGCGGCGTGGCGTTTGGACCACGAGCGCGAGCGCGATCTGTGGCTGGCGTGGCACATCGTCGCGCTGGAGCGCGCCCGGCGGCTGCCCAGGCTGAAGCGACTGCTGCATCCGCCGGCGACGCGGCGGCTGGAGGGCGAGGAGAAGGCAAAACGGGAACGGGAGTTTGAGGAATTGACCAAGCGGATGGGGATCAGGTATTAGGGATCAGGTATTAGGGACTGGGGATTAGATGGCTGAGTCGAAATTGGGTGCCGCGTATGTGGCGATCCGAGCCAAGCTGGATGAGTTGGACGGGGACCTGCAGAAGGCACGGTCGAAGATCGAGAAAGGGCTGGGGAATACGATGCAACAGGTCGGCAAGAAGCTGACCGGCATCGGTGGCAAAATCTCAGCCGCTGTTACTTTGCCGCTGGTGGCCATGGGTGGAGCGGCGATTGCGGCTGCGTCGGACCTGAACGAGTCCATGAACAAGGTGGACGTCGTATTCGGGACGAGCGCGGGCGTGATCCAGGAATGGTCGAAAAGCGCGGCATCATCGTTTGGTCTGTCCAGGCAGGAGGCGCTGGAGGCGGTTGGGACGTTCGGGAATCTGTTCACGGCGATGGGGATGGGGACAACGCCGGCAGCGGAGATGTCGCAGGGATTGGTCCAGTTGGCTGCGGACCTGGCATCGTTCAATAACATCTCTCCTACGGAGGCCCTGGAGAAACTGCGGTCGGGGCTGCTGGGTGAGTCCGAACCGCTCAGATCATTGGGGGTGAACCTGAATGAGGCTGCGGTGAAGGCCAAGGCCATGGAGATGGGGCTGGCCAGCAGCACGAAAGAATTGACGCCAGCAATGCTGGCACAGGCGCGATATGCGCTGATCCTGGAGCAGACGAAGGCGGCACAAGGCGATTTTGCCCGGACATCCGACGGCTTGGCAAACAGCCAGCGCATCCTGTCTGCACAGTTCAAGGACGCGGCCGCGAGTCTGGGAACGCAACTCTTGCCGATTGCGCTGAAAGTGGTGCAGGGGCTGAGCAAGTTGGCGGAGAAGTTCAGTAATCTGTCGCCAGCGGCACAGAAGACGATCCTGATCTTTGCTGGGATCGCGGCGGCGGTGGGGCCGGTGTTGGTGGCGATCGGAAGTGTGGTCGGGGCCATCGGCGCGATTGTGACGGCATTCGGGGCTGGTGGCGCGCTGGCTGGGGTGGGAGCGGCCATCGCTGGGGTGGTGGCAGCGATTGCACCGGTGATTTTGCCGATCCTGGCCGTGATCGCGGTGCTGGGATTGCTGTATCTGGCCTGGAAGAATAACTGGTTCGGCATCCGAGATTTCATTACGGCTCTTATCCCCCAGATCGGGGCATTTTTGAGCCAGGCATGGGAGACGATCAAACAGACGGCGATAACTGCCTGGACAGCGATCTCGACCTTCTTCACGACCACATGGACAACCATCCAGACGACGGCGACGACGATCTGGACGGCGATCTCGACGTTCTTCACCACGACCTGGACGACCATCCAGACGACGGCGACGACGATCTGGGCGGCGATCTCGACCTTCTTCACGACTACCTGGACGACCATCCAGGCTATAGCCACGGCGATCTGGACGGCGATCTCGACCTTTTTCACCACGACCTGGACGACCATCCAGACGACGGCGACGACGATCTGGGCGGCGATCTCGACCTTTTTCACCACGACCTGGACGACCATCCAGACGACGGTGACAACGATCTGGACGGCGATCTCGACCTTTTTCACGACTACCTGGACGACCATCCAGACGACGGCGACGACGATCTGGACGGCGGTCAGCACCTTCTTCACCACGATCTGGACGACCATCCAGACGACGGCGACGACGATCTGGACGGCGATCTCGACCTTCTTCACGACTACCTGGACGACCATCCAGACAACCACCGTCGAGATTTGGACGACCCTTCAGACCAGGGCATCGGAGATTTGGTCGGGCATCAAGAAGACGATTGCCGATCTGCTCAATAGCCTGATCAGTGTCGCGGGCAATGCCGGTGGTGCGATGATCGAGGCATTCAAAAATTCGATCGTCGCCAAGGCAAACGCGGTGCTGGACGCGGTACGGGCCATCGTCGCCAAGATCCGTGCGCTGCTGCCCGGAAGCGACGCGAAAACAGGGCCGCTTTCGACGTTGACGGCGGCGGGACGCGCGTTGCCGGCGACGTTGGCGGAGGGGATGTCTTCGGGGCAGAGCCTGGTAGAGGAGGCAGCCCGGCGGATGGCGCAGGCGATGTCACTGGAGATGAATCTGACGCCGGCGGCCGTGCCCGCCAACCCTACGGGCGGCGCGGCGAGCACCAGCCAGACGGTCAATGTGGTGATCAACAATCCCCGGGGTGAGCCGAGCGAGACGAGCATCACGAAGCAATTGCGGAACATGGCATATCTGGGGGTGTTGAATCCGGCGTGAGTCACCGGGTATTGGGTATTGGATATTGGGGATTAGGGATTGAGGGGCCGATGGCGCAGGAGTGGGAGTACGACGGGGTGGATCTGACGACGCTCGCGTATAACGTGCAGTGGCTCGGCGCGCCCCTGAATGTGCCCCCTCGGCGCGGGGAGAATGTGGTCGTGCCGAGCCGCACGGGCCGGCTGTACGTGGCGAAGCGGCCGGATCAGCGGACGGCGACGCTGGCGATGTGGGTGCAGAACATCCATCCGACGACCGGTGGGGCGGGGAGCGAGGCGCAGATGCGGGCGAACCTGGATACGCTGCGCGGGCTGTTCGCCAGGGATGGGCAGCATACGCTGAAGCACCAGTTCGGCGGAGTCATCCGGACTGCCACAGCCGAGGTGGTGGCCACCATCGACTTTGAGCCGAAGGGATTGGATAGCGCCTACACGTTCGTGGTGGAGTTTCTGCTCGCCGATCCGTGGTGGTACGCAGAGAGTTTGACGACAGTGGGGCCAACGGCGATCACCCAGTCGCCGCAGAACATCACGGTGACGAACGGCGGCACGTACAAGGTCGAGCAGGCCATCATCACGGTGACAGGGCCGATCACGAACCCGAAGTTTGCGGTGGGATCCATCTGGGTGCAGTACACGGGGACGGTGGGGAGCGGGGAGACGCTGGTGATCGATTGCGGGGACTGGACAGCGGAGCTGGACGGGGCGGACGTGAGCGGAAACATCAGCCACGCGGGGGCGCTGCGCTGGTTGGAGTTCGCGGTGGGCGGCAATACGCTGGCCGTGACGAGCAGCGGGTACGGCGGGGGAACGACGGTGACGGTGGCGTTCTATGCGCCGTATGTATGATTGGGTATTAGGTACTAGGTGCTAGGGATCAGGAGGGGACGATGGCGAGGCTGGTGACAGCAGGGTTTGAGACAGGCTCGGCGCAGGAGCTCAATGGGGCGAATAACGGACTGGCCAGTGTGAGCTCAGTGCAAGCGCGGACGGGGACGTACAGTCTGGCGGTGCACGGCGGGCCGATCAACGGGGCGTGTGGGTATGTGACCCATGTGTTCGGGTCAAACCTGACGGAGTTTTACTTTCGCCTGGCCTGGTATCTGGAGGCGGGCGGGATTGCGGGATACCCCTATCTCCAGTTCCAGGACGAAAACGGGGATGCGCAGTTGACGCTGGTATTCAACGGGCCGACGCAGACATTCAAACTGTATCGAGGGTCGGAATCGGGGGTGCTGCTGGCAGCGGGGACGATCGTGCTGCGGGCGGCAACGTGGTATGTGCTCGAGGGACACGCAGTCATCGATGACGCGACCGGGGTGTTCACGCTGAAGGTCAATGGCGTGACGGACCTCGCAGTGAGCGGAGCGGATACGAAGGCGACCAGCGCGACGGGGGTGCGAGCATTCAAGATCTTCGGGCCGGTAGGTGCGACGTCTGCGGAGTTGTATGTGGACGACATCGCCGTCAATGATACCAGCGGGAGTTTCCAGACGAGCTATCCCGGCCTCGGCGGGGTGTTCTTTCTGCGGGCGAACGGGGACGGGGCGGTGACGGAGTTCTCGCCCAGCGCGGGCGCAGATCACTATGCCTGTGTGGATGATGTGCCGGCCAACACGACGGATTGGGTCCAGGGGGAGAATCCCGGAGAGATGGAGTTGTTTGAGATCGAGGCGACACCCGATTACGTGACGGCGATCAATCTGGTGCAGCCGGTGTTCCAGGCGGCGGTAGCAGAGAGCGGCTCGAACGAGTTGTGGGATGTGGTGCGACAAGGCAGCACGGTCTACTCAGGCGCCACACCGCAGACGGTGGTGAACCTTGCGCCGGGCTATCTGCTACTGAAGGGTGAGACATACTACGAGCAGCCGGCGGGCGGCGGCGCGTGGGATGCGGCGGCGCTGGATGCGTTGCAGGTGGGGGTGGAGATTCCGGCGTGGTCGTGAGGACGGGTATTAGGGATTAGGTATTAGGGATCAGGGATCGGGGATCAGGGGGTAAGGGATGAGCGGGGAACTGACGCAATATGGGGCGAACCGGGCGGTGCAGGCGGGAGTGGGAGAGAATGTGTCGGCGGCGGCCGGGATGTATCTGGCGCTGATCACAGCGTTGCCGGCCGGCCCGGACACGGCGACGCTGGCGGATTTCGCGGCGAATGAGATCAGCACGGCGGGATACAGCCGGCAGGCGGTGACGTGGGCTGCACCCAGCGGGGACCCATCGTTGATCGAAAACGATGCGCAGATCACGTTCGGGCCGTTCACGGCCGACCCGCCCGAGGTGGGGTATTGCTTCCTGTGCGATACCTCCATCGGGACAAGCGGAAACGTTATGGCCTACTGGACGCTGACGGCGCCAAGAGATGCGGCGACTGGCGATACGTTGTACTTCTTGGCGGGTGATCTGGAAATCAGCGTAGATTAGGAGCGTGATATGACCAATGAGATCAAGGATAGGTTTGCCACATCGACTGCGCTGACGATTACTCTAAATGCGTTGGCGTCGTCTACTACCGGAGTTGGGCGTCAAAGTATGCTGGTGGATAACTCATCTGATCGTTATCAGGATGTGCTCGTCTATGTGAAAATCACCCAGGGCACGTCCCCAACAGGCAATCGGACGGTGCAGGTCTTTTTGCTGCGTGATGACGCGGATAGCTCAACACCGCATATTACGGATGGGGCTGGCGAAAACAATGCTGGTCTGACCGTGCAGAATGCTCAATTGATCGGGGTAATGATGAACAAAGCGTCGCCAACGACTGGTGATGTGCTATATGGCGAATTTGTGGTGAATCGACCTGGGCCGAAATGGGGCATCGCCATTGTGCATGACACGAACGCGGATCTGAAAGCTACTGATGCGGATCATTGGGTACGTTATGTGGGGTTGAATCCTGAGGTCCAATAATGGATACTCAGCAGGCATTGGCACCACCCAAGGGAGTTAATTATCGGTCGCTACAGGCGCGTGGACTGCGCTATTGGTGGAGCGGCCTGGCTGCGAGCGAATATACGAACCTTTCGTATGGTGGAGGCCAACGATTCCCGCAGATCGGGCCGTATCCAGGTTATATGGGGACGGTGTCATTAGTAAGTGGCGTCAGTCTGCTAATGACGGATTTGGGTCCATGCCCATATACAGACGGCTTCACCGTGGCGGTTGACTGTGCCGCCCCGCTGAATTTATCTGCTCCATTCAGCATCACGGCTTGGGTCAAACCGGGATTCATAAACGGCACCAATAAGCAGGCGTATGCGAAAATCATCTGCCAGCGAACTAATTTGCTGGCAGATCCATACCAGATTTATGCCATAGGCGTAAATAATGCCAGTCCGGCCAGATACTCCTGTGATATCTCAACGGGGGCAGCAGGAAGCAATATCAATGTTCTGAGCACCAGCACTATTGTTGCCGATGTATGGGCATTGGTCGCACTGACATATGATGGGGCATCTCTACGCATCGGTGTAAATGGCCTTTTCGAGAATTCCACCAGTACCTCACTTGCTCTCGGAACATCCGCAGTAAATCTGACTATTGGTGGCCAGTATGGAAATATCGTAGACAATATATGGAAGGGTCATCTTTTTGATATTCGGATCTATTCATATGCCATCCCTGACGCAATTTTCAGACAGATGCATGATCCCAATACGCGCTGGGAACTATATCCGCAAGTGCGGAGGACGTATGCCGGTGCGGTGACCGCTCCAACAGCATTAGCTAGTTCAGGCGCATCCATCTCAGCAGGCACGGGCGAGCTGCGGATGGGACTGAGCCTGGCGGCGGCGGGAGTGAGCAGCTCGGCTGGGGCGGCCATGCTGCGCTCGCTGATACCCGGGTCGGCGCTGGTGACGCAGGTCGGCGCGCTGGTGGATGTGGAGCGGATAGTTCTGGCTCGGGTGACGCAGGCCGGTGCGCTGGCGGACATGGAGCGGACAGTTCTGGCTCGGGTGACGCAGGCGGGCGCGCTGGCGGACATGGAGCGGACAGTTCTGGCTCGGGTGACGCAGGCCGGGGCGCTGGCGGATGTGGAGCGGACCACTCCCGCACGGGTGACACAGGCCGGGATGATGGTCGATGCGCGGTACCGGCGGCCGGCGAGCACGCTGAACTGCTGGGAGTTCCACGTCGACGATCCCGTCGGGAATTATCTGGCCTTTCTGGATGGGGCGTTCGGGAAAGCTTACATGGCGACCCTCTCGGACGTCGGAAGCGGCAAGTTCACGATCCATGCGGATGATCCGAAGGCGACGGCGGCGAACCTGGCGGTGGGGAACATTGTCAAGGTGCGCTATCGCAACGTGGACATCGGCGCATGGGTGATGGAAACCATCGACAATCCCCTGGTTGACTCGGGCGAGGAGGCTGCACGGCTGATCACCGTGAGCGGTCGGGGGCTGCTGGCGCTGCTGGACAAGGGTATCGTCTACCCGGGCGACCTGGCGGATGCCGGCACGGCCGAGCGGCAATTCAGCGGAGTGACAAAAGCGAGCATCCTCCTGGCGCTATATGAGGAGTTCGTGGAACGGGGCGGCGGGGAGTTATCCCCCGATTTTTCCTCCATGCATGACAGCGTTGCTATCCCCTTCGCCGACAGCGTGGCCTTGAATTACAAAGCAGGACAGACATTGCTCGATGTGGCGCGCAACCTGGCCGGACTGGGGTTGGAGCTGACAGCGGATCCGGACCGCACGCTGCGAGCCTGGAACACGGCGGGGACGGATCGGAGCGCAACGGTCATCTTCCGGCACGGGCAAACGATGCTGCGGGCGAAGCAGACAACCGAGGGGGCTGGTCTGACGAATGCGGTGCTGGGCGAGGGTCAGAATGTGTTCGTGGAGAGCACGGACGCCACCTCAATTGCCAGCTTTCGCCGGCGTGAAGGGTATCTGGCGGTTCGGAATACGGCGGACAGCGGGCAGGTCGGGGCGGCGAATGCGCTGCTGCTGGCCGGCTGGAAGAATCCACGGGCGGCTTATGAGCTGGAGGTGATCAACGAGCCGTTCTACCCCTTCTTTGACTACGGGATCGGCGACCTGGTGAGAATCGAGATTCCGGGTCGGGTGACGGGCAATTACCGCGTGTTGGGGATTTCGATGTCGGAGGTGGAGGGGCCGTGCGATCTGCGAGTGGTGCTGGAGATCAACGACCTGGCGACGGAGTACCTGCAGAAGCTGCAACGAGCGTTCGACGTATCGTTACTGAGTGTGCGGCCGGGGCCGGGCGCAGCGAGCTCGCTGGCATCGTCGGGGACGGAGCCGACGGTCGGCTCAGGCGGGACGGGGTTGGCAGACGATGCGGTCAAAGCGAGCCAGATCGATTTCGGAACCGGGACTAACCAGGTAGACGCAGGGGTCCTGCCCGTCGCCGATGTGGACGGGCGGTTCACGGCGACAGACGCGGAAGGGGCGTTGGCAGAACTGGCGACCAGCCGGCGGTTCCTGCTGGGGCCGTGGACACGCGATGACGTGGCGGCCGGACTAACGAGCGTTGCGCTGGAACTCAATGAGAGCAGCGTGCGCACTGAGGCGCCGATGGTGCGGGCCGGAAGCATCCTGGGGCTGGCAGTGCGCAGCAATGAGGCGCGCTCGGCCGGATCGTTGACGGCGGAAGTGACGATGAACGGTGTGGCCACCGAGCTCCAGGCCATGTTGGATGGAGCGCATGTGCAGGATGCGCAGGCGACACAGGCATTCGGGGTGAGCGCGTTCGCGGCGGGCACGCGCATCGGGGTGACGATCACCTCGTCGGTAGACTGGGCGCCGACGACGGCGGATATTTCGGTGATGGTGGAAGTGGCGACATAAATGGATACTGATGCTCTGATGGTCGGATTGTTGGGTGTACTATTCGGCGCAGGTCTGGCTGTGTTGATCCTCCGCCGGCAGCGGGCCAGCACGTCAGCATCGCTCTGGGAGACGATGATGGAGCAATTGGCGATCCGAGATCGCACGATTGCGACATTGCGTACCGAAATGGATGCCCTGCGGAATCAGACGGCCCAGTGGCAACGCGACGCGGAACGCTGGAAGACCGAGCGGGCGCAGTTGCAGATCGCGTTCGAGGCTTTGGCGCAACAATTCGGCGATGCCAAACAGCAGATGGCGAATATGGCGCGCGAGATGGACTCGCTGCGACATGAGAATTTCAGTCTCAGAAATGGATCATCCATCGGCCAGGGCGAGATACGATCGGTTGAGGCGCTTGCCTTGGGGCAGTTGCGGAGCCTGCTCACGAAACGGCTCAGTGCAGCCGAGGTGAGCACGGTGGCGTTCGACCTGGGTGTTGCAGACGATCTCGCGGGGGAGACTCACCCTGAGCGGGTTGCAAGTCTACTGGATGCTTGCGAGCGGCGGTGCCTGGGGAAGCGGTTGATGGATGAGCTGCGGCGGATGCGGCCAGATTTGGAGTTGGGAGAGTGATAGCATCGTGTCAGCGGCCGTTCAGACGCCAGTTTTCGACCGGGGAGGCGCGGCGATGCGCGGCCTCAACATCGGTCTGGGCCAATGCCAGGTAGTGTTTGACCATCTCCAGGGTCGTATGCCCCAGGAGCGCCTGCAACTCGTAGATGTTCCCTCCGTTGCGTAAGAACGTGATAGCGAACGTATGCCGAAACCGGTGCGGATGGCAATCTGGCACCCCCGCTTTCTCGCCCAGGCTGTTCATGAGTTGAAGCAGCGCCTCCCGTGAGAGCGGGGCGCCATCAACTGTGATGAACAGGGCATCTTTGGGGGTATACTCTCCCCGCTCGGATTGCAGGTAGCGCCAGATGGCCTTGCCGGTGGCGGCCGAAAAGGGAATGTTCCGCTCCTTTGCCCCCTTGCCGAAAACGATCAACCTCCGGTTTTTCAGATCCACATCGCGTACTTTCAACCCGGCCAGCTCGCCAGCGCGCATACCGGTATCGAGCAGCAGCAGGATGAGGGCCTGGTCGCGACGGGCAGTCGGGCGGGTATTGTCGCAGATCGCCTTGCCGGTGCGCCTGTAGGAGCGGGAACGCTCGCAGGCGACAAGGAGGGCCTTGCAATCGGCCTCGGTAAACGGCTGGATCGCGCGTTTTTCGGGCCGGGGCCGGGGGACGGCGCGCACGACATGAACGGCGGCAATCCCTTCATGCACGGCCCATGTCCACAAGGCGCCCAGCGCGCCGTGATAGTTCAGGGCTGTTTTCTTGGAGAGAGGCGCAGCAGGCTGGGGTGCGATGCCGGGGCGCTCGCGAGGGGTGGACAGGCTGGCCATGAATTGGGCGATCTGCTCGGCATCGATGGCTACCAGCGGCGGATCCTTCGACTCCGCTGCGCTCCGCTCAGGACCGGACAGCCATTCACCGAAGCGACGCAGGGTGAGGGTGTAGTTGCGAATGGTATCCGGGCTGAGGCGTTGGGCGCGGGCATCGAGGAGGAAACCCTCGACGGCCTGGGAATAGGTGATCTGGGTTTTCAT